CAAGTTAATACTTGTTCACGCTTCTTCTGTGCGGCATCTAATCGAGCTTGATAGAGCTTAGGATGATCTACTTTGGTAAACTTTTGATTACCATTCTTATCAGTCTTGGGATGGCCTGTTGGATGGAACTGAGGTACAAGTTCAACACCCTTTGCATTGACTTCTGTCCACATGGCAGCAACTTCTGGTCCTGTGGGATCACGCCACTCGCCTTCCCATACACCTTTACCAATCTGGAAACCACCTGAGTCTCCTAAGACCCAACTAGTGCTACGGTCTCTGTTACGGAACATGTCCTCAGTTTCGTCTGGCTTGGTAAGATCTAAGTTAGCATGTCCTGCAGAGTATAGGCAATGATCAAAGTAGAATGCACCTTTATCTGGATTTAGATAATTGAGACTTTCTACTCCATTGGCTAAACTTGGCGGTATACGTGCAGGATCTACATAATTTCCATAGCGTTGTTTGCCTATGAACGTTGAGTAGAAACCTGACGTAGCTGGCAAGAAGTATGCGTAATCGCTTTGCTGTGCAGTCAGGTTTTTATTCATTACTTGCTCTGTGCTGGTAGAATGTAGTTGTATTCAGCAAGGCCTGAATCAACTGTAATTTGCATAGCACCTGCATCTGCAATACGCATAGTCTTGTCACCTGCAAGAGAAAGAATGCTCATAACTTGATTAACAGGCCATGACCATGCTTGGCGTAATTTACCCTTAACTCCTGACTGGAATGTAAAACTACCTGCGTGGGTACTTGCATCACCAAAGAAGAATACTAGATCACCGTCTTCTGTTTTAACTTGAAAAACGTTTTCTTCTGTATGAGCACTTGCCTGTAATTTTAAACGCCCCATACTAGCAACTGTAGGTTCAAACTCGATATCCCAGTTAGCACCTTTAAACTTAACTGTCTTAAGTTTTTCATTAATGATCTCGCTATTCATAAAGCGATAGTCATTAACAAAGTCTCCAGTTGCGTTTTCAAAGTGTAAATTAGTAGGAGTATCAACTCCATTGCGTTGTTGTTTAACAACCTCAATACTTGCACCTTCCTTGTACTCTGGATTCTTCAAATGTTGTGCTAACTTATCTAAGTTAGGCATGCCAAACACACCTTCGAACTCGGGTACTTCTTTGTGTGTTTTTGCAGTAACAATAACACTACGGTCTTCAGCCATTGATTCAATTGTAGTAGAATCTTTTTCGCCAGTAACTTTAACCAGTGGTAAGAAGCCTAATTGATGTGTATGTGCTACGATGTCTTGTAAAATGTCTTTCATAATGTTTCCTTTGTGTTAGTATATAGGTTTTTAGATTAGAAGTCAAATAATTTATTGAAAGTATTTGTCTGTTCGGTTGATCTGATATCCCAATTAAGAACGCCAATTAGATTTTCTAACTTATTGTCAATAATTGTAGATTCCATTTCTTCGTGGTCAAACGGTAATTCTTTGAACCACTTAGGTAAGCGCAACTCATCAACCGGATAAGCTACACTAGTAAATCCTAACGGATTATCTTTTAGCTTACAGACAATAACTTTGGCACCGTCTGTAATTTGCATTGAATACTTGTCATCCATCATACGCTTTAAAGTATTCCAGTTAAGACTTGCACGAACGTGTCCGGGCATGTTAGTCTTACCTGCTTTCTCTTCCTTGCCGCGATATGCTGAGATGTTGTTTCAGTATGACCTGTAAGTACTTTTTCTAAAATATCACTTAAAAAGTTTTGAATAAATTCAGGAGTATCGCTACGTTTCAGATCCAAACCCATGGCCTTGATCTTACCTGGTTTATCATCTACGTCAAGCCGTTTACCTTCCTTATCATAGTAAAGAACAGCATAACGTTTCTTAGTAATAAACAAACTCTTACTGCCAACAATCTCACGACCTGCTTTAATAACTTCTCCACGTGTTTTTGGAGTGTGAAATGCATCTAGCATAAACTGAGGAAATGTTGAATTTACTTCTTCAGCAATTTGATCATATAATTGTATTACTGTTTCTTTTGTCCACGGAATTTGTCCCGAGTCGATATCTTTCTTAAGCGTCTTATAAGCAGAAAAATAACAACTATCAGTGTCACCGTAGATAATAGCTTTTCCAACATGGTTATTATCTCCTGTAATAATTTCATTAACTTTGCCAGCCATGTGTTTAGCAATAGCACGACTAGTTAATGTAGTTGATTGTCCAATACGTTTGTCAAAGAATCTGCAACCGGGGTTAAGAATAGCACCGTACAAACTATTAAGATTAATTTTTTTAACGAGCTGTCGCTTGTCCCAGTATTCTTCTTCAACAGTATTCCCAGCTTTAATACATTCTTTTAGTTTGGCCTGCATCTCTTTACGTTCAGCATACCAGCGTTTTAACAATCCGGGAATAATACCTTCTTTCTCATAGGTAAAGATAGTACCATTAGCACTTAAAATAAATGGTTGATTACTGTCGAAGATTAATTGATATACCTCGGCAGCACTTAGTTTGTCAACGCTCCCATCTTCCCAATCAATAGTAATCTCAGTGCCAATTTCTTTGTTCATTACTGCTGTGTATTCTAATGAACCAAACATACCTTCCCAAGCTGCCGCAAATGATTTGCCTTTGGCCTGCAAATCTTCTAGATATGCTTTAGTATTGTCTTGACGTAACTGTCCAACAATAGTTTCTGGGCCCATATTAAGCGCACGAATGGCACTAGGATATAGACTGTTAATGTCTAATGATCCAATCCAGTCGTGTATGCCTTCTTTAGGATAAGCAACATACGCACCAGCGGCACCGTTATCAGCATTTTCATCACGTTTAGGTCTATTAGGAACTTGAAATCCTCTACGATGACATTCGTTAATAATAGCCTGTTCAGTAACAGCTACGGCGCCCATAGTGGTCTGTAGCAATACTGTGCATTCGTGTGCTAGCTTGTTTGACAAGTCAATAAACTTTAGTTTCTTATCAAGTTTATCTAACAATGCACAGTCTTGTCTGTTATATTGAACAAACTTGCGAAAGTCGTTGTTATACAGTTGATCCAATGTACCTTCGTAGACAGTCTTTGATTCACCGATTTCCATCTCACCAATAGCATCTAATCGATAGGTGTGACGTTCTTCATATGTATACTTTCGATAAAGTTCAAGACTGTCTAAGTGTACACGACCGTGTAGGTCATATGTAGTGGCAATCTTACCGTACTTTTCGTATTCACGCTTCTTAGGGAATTGATCCCACAGGCAAAGTCTACGTGTGTCATCTTTGCTTAACACTTTAGTAATGCGGTTAACAGTATAGGGCATATCAAAGCCTTCACTGTTCCAACCGCTAAGGATGTCGGCATCTTGAATAATATTCAAGAATGTATCTAACATGTCTGCCTCATTGTCAAAGATATGTGTATTGGGGAAATCTTTAACTAATTCTTCGGCTTGTTTAATGCTCATGCCCTTTGGGGGTATAGCTAAACAAATAAGAGTATCTAACCATTGTAGGTGAACAGCAATAGCAGTGATTGGCATGAATGCATCTTCTGGCGATGCGTAGCCACGTTCTGGATCAAAGTCCACCTCAATATCCCAAAAAGCTACATTAAGTTTTGGTGCGTCTTGATTTAGATAATTTTCGCTAAGTGTAACAAATATCGGATTGATATCTGCTTCATACAACTTTTTATTGTTATGTATGCTTAATTCTTTACGGAAATCTTTGGAGTTTTTACAAACGACCCTGCTTAACGGTTCTCCATAGATACTTTGGAATTTACCTCGAGGGTCTGTGTGATAAAACGTATAACGTACGGGAAACTCTTTAAATACTCGTTTTCCTTCGTTATTGCGTTCTACAATTTTAACGATATCAGCGTCACGCTGAAAAAATGCGTCTACATACAAATTAATCTCTCCTATGCAATTTACGGCTTGCAAATACCAACATGCGGATTATGGCCCGCCTACCATCTACTGTTTATTTAATTAATTATCATTCTTACTAAGCCAACAGTGTCTATTGTGGTTAGCAGAATATAGTTAGCGAGCATGCCAAAAGATTTCCTAGTCCAAGCAGCCCAAGCATACATAGCACAGCCAAGGATCCAAATGGGATAAAGAGTAAGAAGCGGTGGAGTTGGGACTGTGACCGCCATAGTAATACTGCAACCAATACTAATAGCCCAAGCAAACAACTCAACAATAAAGCGAATTCTATTAGACTTAAAGTCATCTCGAATCCAATCAAATGTTGGTTTTAGTAATTCATTCATCTTTTGGCAAACGATTAGTAACGCCTAGAATCATTTCAATATCATTCCACGCTTGTTCGTGTTCTTTCCAATTGTCTTTGTGTGCAATAGAAATAGCTTTGTTGATAATACTTGGTTTGACTTCCAATTCTTCTGCTACTGCTTTAACCGTTTCTTTAAGCCCTTCTTTTAAATCTTCAATTTCACGTAAAACGGTACTGCCTTCGTTGATTAAACGTTCTAATTTGGCTTTTTCTTCAGGCCCATACATGCGTGTACTCATTGACACTCCTTTAAAATTATTGTATAATAATAACATACTTAGCTACACAAAGCAACATATATGAAAAAATCTATTGTAATTAGTTTGTTAGTTTGTTCAAATCTAGCATTTGCCCAATCTTTCTACGATTGGGATAATCCCAGTAAGAAGTTTGATCTTGCAAATGGTCAAAAACAAATTCAGTTGACTATTGTTCCAACTGACAATGTTCTGGGATTATGTAACAAGGAAGCACGAAACAGAGGATTTAGTGAATATAAATCTGCTATCAATAGCTGTGCATTTTGGAACGGTGATTTAACTCAATGCACTATAGTTGTTCCTAAAAATACAAGTATGCATATATTAGGGCACGAATTACTGCATTGTATAAAAGGTAACTGGCATTAAAAAAGCACCCTAGGGTGCTTTTTTGTTATACTCGAATATTTCGAATCATTGCCAGTACAGCATCGTCTTGTCTAACAACGCTTTCTTTTGCGGGAGATGTTCCGCCTGCCGGTATGCCTAATTTTGCTCTACCTTGATCAATTATAGACGGTTGTGTTGCCATTCTTTGACTAACTGATAGTTTAGTTGGATCTACAGGTGCAGCTGGACTGGCCGCTGTACCACCTGTTGGTGCTGGCTTAGCCATTGCGGCAGAAGCTGCTTGACTATCTTTGGCTGCATTATACGGTGCTGGCTTAGCTGGACTAGCTGCTGTACCACCTACAACTCTTGGATCAGTGGCCGCTGTCATACGACCTGATAAATCTGTACCTGGTGCACCAAATTGTTTTTGTGCGGCTGCAGTAGCTGGCCCCATAATGCCGTCTGCTTTAATCTTAGCACCTTTCTTAATCAACTCTTGTTGCATTGCCATTACTTTAGGGTCTGGTGTAGGCTTTGGCTTAGCAGGACTTGCCGCTGCTCCGCCTGTTGGTGCAGCCGCATTAGCTGCCACAGCTTTATCAACACCAGTTACATCGTCCTGTGCACCGGATGCTAGTGCGGCAGTTTGGGCAGCATTGACTGCACCTGCTTGTCCCATACTCATATCTGTAGCACCTGCAGCAACGTCGGCCTTGTCAGCGGCAGCTTGAGCTGCTGCTTCTTCACCTGGATTGCCTACTCCAGTGGCAGCACTTGTTGTGGCCACTTTATCTGCTGCTGCTTGAGCCGCTGCCTCTTCGCCTGGATTACCTACACCAGTTGCGGCACTTGTTGCAGGAGCTGCCGCTGGCTTACCTTTGTTAGGAGCACGAGCTAAAATAAATTTATCAGTTGGGTCAGCACCACCTAACCATTTCTGATCTTCGGGACTTAATGCTGCCCATGCTGCTGATTTAACAGGATCGCTAGCGTGTGGATTTTCAGTTAACGTAGATTCTTCAATCTCATAACCAAATTCTTCGACTAGTCCACGTGCGATAGAGCTTTTAAAAACAGGTACTGTAGACTGACGAACAGGTGCTACTGATTCTGTAATAACTTTCTTTGTCTCTACAGATTCCGTAACGATCTGTGTTTTATTGATTGTTTCTAACTTCTGCATTAATGCTCTTAAATCCATTTTGTTCCCCAAATAATCTATAATATATTTATGCTCACTTAGCAGTCTACGGTAGCGAATCGCTTTCTGCGGGCAGCAGCCTCCCCACACTTAAAAACGCAAAGGTCCTAAGGTAGTGTGTTCTTATTCTTTAGAAGTAGCTCTTAGCTGCCAGCTGTGTTTGCGATGTGCATCCATACGGCCTGCTATAAAGTCACTTAATCCGTGTTCGCCTGCTTGTTCAGAAAGATCAAATACTATCTTTAACAATTTAACCATTTTATCACTGTCTTGCAGTAATTCTGCAATCATAGCTCTATCTTCTAACATGTTTAATTCATCTTCAACTTGTGTTAGCATTGAAAAGCGTTGGAAACTAGCAGGTGTGTATGATCCTAACTTGCGAATATTTTCTGCAAAGTCGTCAATTGCACCATATACTTCTTCATAAACTGTAGCAAACAACATGTGTAGTTGCGGGAACAGCGGACCTTCTACATTCCAATGAAAGTTTTGTGCTTTAATAGCAAATGCATATTCACTAGCAAATGCAATCTTCATTGCTTTTTTGAGCTCGTCCATTATTTCTTACCTGCTTTCTTTTTTGCAATAGCAATAGCTGCCTGTTGTGCAGGATTAACTGCTTCTTTAGGCACACAGTTAGGAACTGTCTTGCCACCTTTCTTTTTTGTACCAACCATTTTATGGCTGTCCCAGCAAGGATCTTTATCTTCTGTTACACCTTCTTGAGCTGGTGAATCTAATATCACAAACATTTTGTTGCCCATTGTATAAACCTTAGCACTAACAACTTTGTCACTACGTGCTATTCTTGGTCTAATACTTTTGTCACCAAATACTGTCACGTCGTACGTTTCACCACCGTACTCTACAGTTGCGCCACCCGGCTTTACATTACTAGGTGCTGGTGCAGGTTCTGCTGCTGGAGGATTAGGTTTGCCTGTTAGGCGATTGATACTTGGATCAGGTAATGACCCGTCTGCGTTTTGAGTTACACGCTCAATGACACGTTCTGCTAATTGGCGAGCACGTTCATTAGGGCGAGCAGCAGCTTCTTTTAATTCTTGTTCTACAGTAGCAAAGTACTTGCCAATCATACTTGGCGTTGCACCTTCTGCTACATTAAGTACTGGAGCAGTGATTGTTTTCTTTGGTTCTGTGTAGTGTTGCATTGTTAATGCTTCTGCAGTAGTAGAACGGTTTAACGGTCCTTTACCTTCTACAATAGTAAGAAACTTTTTCATGTCTGAAGAATTTACTTCAGCTTTGGCCTTAACGCCATCCATTGCTTGGAGTATTTTCTTCATGTCCATGATATTAACCCTTTAAGCGACCGTCTTTTTCTGCTGACTTCAACATGGCTGCACGATCTCCGTAGCTACCACGCTTAACATCTTTAGCCGCAGTCTTTTCACCTTTGGTAGGATTCTTAACGTGCTTCAATGGATCAAACTTGTCACCTTCATACATACTACCACATTCTTTTAGACCGTGTACTGGGCATGACTTACCTTTTGCAGTGTGATTACATTTGTCAGCAGCTTCTTTTACTTTAGCAAAAGGATTAACACCTTTCTGTGGTCCTGCTTTCTTATCAGCAACTGCCTTCTTCATTGGCTCTTTCTTGTCGCCGTCTTTGTCCATGTCTAAGAAATCTGGCTTCTTGCCTTCTTTCATTGCAGGATTTGTTGGACCAGGTGCAGCAGCACTCCACTCTTTACCTTTATTAGGACCAGAAGTGATTACTGGATAACGCCCTGTCTTAGGGTTCTTTTTTGGCGGAGCTGTAGCGCCATCAGGATTCATAGGAACAGCAGTCTCGTTGGTGGTTTTAACGCCACCCTTCATAATAGTTTGTTTACCTGGATTAGCTTTGCCCCATGCTTTACTATCTTTCTCTTGTGCTTTATCGTGGGCTTTGTCACCTGCTTTCTCAGCAGCAGACTTTGACTTTGCTTGTGACTTAGGCTCAGTATGCTCTTCGTCACTGAATCTGTTTGGATTTTCTTTATGCTTAGTAACACCTTTCTTAGAACGATCAATCTCACCACCAGTTGAACTGCGTTCTTCGTCTAGTGCTTTTTCTTTCTTCTTCATGTCATCTTTAGCTTTAACAGCCTGTTTCTTAGCTTCTGTTAGCTGTTGTGCAAATGCACGACGAATGCTTTCTGAATACATGTCAGCGTTTTCAATTGCATCACCATACTCGCTAATCTTCATTTCGTATTCCATGTAGTGATATACACTAGCAATGTAATCAGCAGCTTTGGTAATCTTAGCCTGTACCCATCCTTCTAGCTCTTGATCTTCTTGTATCATTTTAAACAGCTTAAAGCTGTATTGAGCGCACTTAAATAGATCGGCACGAGCCATTTTAGCTTCGTGGTTATCTGGTCTGTTCATCATATTCATGTTGTCTTGCATTTGGGGATTCTCCAATATCGTTGTATTTATCGTTTTAAGCTGCCACCGGTGAGTAAATTAGCCCCCTTAATATCTAAGGCATTTTTTGCTGTACCGTCTTTATTCTTATAAGTCTTGCCCATTTTATTCTTATAAACAGCACCAACACTTACATTTCCTGCACTAGTTGCGCCAGCAGTAGCGTCTTCTTTAACTAATATTTCTTTTATTCGCATAAGTTATTCCAAATATTGCGGGAATCTTTTGTTAAAATGACGCATGATAATACCTGCTTTAGTATTTGCTTCATTTTCTTCATTGCTACCAGTAGCGCCACTTTGTTCATCAAGCTCGCCCTGTTGATCTTGTTTAAAGTGTACTAGTTCGTGTGCCAGTGTTCTAAGTACATCTGCAGGATGACGATCTTTAAGCGCCAACTGTATAGTGCCGTCAGCTGGATTATACCCACCAAAGCTAGGTTGATCACCAGTTTCGATAGTTTTATGTACACTAATTCTAGGCAGCTTATCTAGCTTTAGCAACTTCATTACAAATGGTAAGAAGTCTTCTAGTGCATCCATAGTACTAGGATGAATAACAGCTTCTGTTAATGTTTCATTCTTTTTAGCCTTACCAGCTTTCATATTAGCAAGCCAATGTGCTAACTGGCCCTTACGTCCACCTTGTTTAGCAGTCTTACGTAAACTACTTACTGATGCTTTAGTATTGATACCGTGACGCTTGCTGTCACCTTTGTCTTGTGGATTCTTTCCATCAGCAAAGTTTTCCGCCACACCTTGCTTAACAAACTGAACATTTAATTTAGCATTTTTCCACAAGGGATTTTTAGGATCCATTCTTTGTTGTAACAACCATATGGCAGATACTCTATGGGCGCCATCTTCAAACTTACCGTTTAATACTATTGCTGGTGGCAACTTTGCTAAACTTTCTGGATGATCCTTCAAGTAAGTAGCATACTCTATAACTTTTTTAGTGACACCCCAACTATAATCTTTGGCGTCCCAATCATCAACTACATTATTATAATAAGGCACCCCTGGCACAGATGATATAATATCTTTTACAGTCATTTGTCGAGTTTGTATTTTAGCATCGGGTCCAAACTGTTTTGGAGCACCTGAACTTGGCCCCGGTTGAGGGACGCCTTCCGCCACACCACGATTAACACTTTCGCCACCTCCGCCGTCACCACCGCCGGAGCTATCTCCGCTGTAGCCAGCATAGTATCCATAGCCACCATAAGGTCCAGGACCGTATGCTGCAGAAGTACCTGCAGTACGACGAGCTTTGCGCTTACGTTTCTTAGCCTCGCCTACATTGTAAGTAGGATCGGTCTTCTGACGAGGCATA